TTGTGTTTGAGGATGTTCGATAGCCATTGCTGGGCCATAGTAGTCACCGTTGGGACAGTTGCCTGTCTCGCGGAAGGTCATAAGCATTTCTTGCCATTGCCGGAACACGAAATTGATTCGCATTTCATTGTAAGGAAGAGCAGCAGTAGGTAACGCGACACCCGAATCACGAGTGTAGAAGAAAGGAAGAGGCAGATTTAACGCATATGAAGGAATATAATTACCATGAGTGGGAAGATTCGCACCAATCATCTTTTTATAACCTTCAGATTTAGAGGCAGGGGTGGTGAAAGCAGCCCAGAAATCAAGATGAGTGCCATCGAAACGAGCGGCGACCAAATCATTGAAAGTGATACAGCATTCTTTGACGAGAGCGTGCATGAAATTGGGTGTCCATGCAATACAAACAGAGTTTGACGCATCGCATTTTAGAGAAACTTCGGGAGTAACCACGTGGAGCCAGGTACCAAGTAGATAATCACCAGCACGACTAATCGAACAAGACCATTCAGCACCAAACTCGGGAGTACCATTGCAGCGGGCAAGAGTCACGGGGCATTGAGTGAACCAAGTAGATTTACGAGTTTCGCGGACGAAATAGGCGGTGGCGTCAGGGCCACCATACATGTACTTTTCAAGTTCATCATATGTGGCGAGATCAATAAACCCAGACGTTAGGTTTGCTACGCACGTATTTGTACCGAAACCATTTTGTGAAGATAGGTTAGACATTTGTGAGATTGTTTATTTTAAGTGTGCAAGATTTTTTTAAGTTTTTATAAAAAACGGGGTTTTTGTTGAGTTTGATAAATTTCGGCATCGAGTGGGCTTGTTGATGAAGATGATCAATATATTCGTTAGAATAGAATTTAAAAACTATTTCATTATATTATTTTAAAGAGCTTGTGGGATTTTTCAATAATGAGTGACCTCGATATATTACAAATCCATCAATCTATATTGGAAAAGTTTAAAGATGAAGAAAACGCGATCGAACAATATGAAACAAAGCTTCTAGACATTGTTAAATCTATCAAATTGCCAAATTTACGACACAGGACATTAAAGTCGTTGGAAGACAATAAGACAAAATTAGAAGGAAAGATCAAAAATATTCGAGAAAAGACCACATACAATTTTTATATAATGGAAACTACAGAACTTCTCGAAAATTATACAAAATTACTTCATTCTCCCATAAAAGTAAATTTCATGGGCAAGCAAAAAACCGTCGACGTAAATAAAGATGAAATAATTACAAAATATTGCTCAATTGCAAAAAATTACACCGAAGCCGAGATACATTTTTATAAACAAATAGATAACAAAATTATATGTCTCAATGAACTTTGCAAAAAAACAATGCCCATCGATATTATAGATAATAATTACGTATGCATCGGCTGCGGTACAATGCTCGGTATGGTCTCTAGTTTTTCAAGCTACAAAGATGTCGAACGAGTAAACATGTCAAGTAAATACACATATGATAGGAAAATTCATTTCAGAGACTGTATCAATCAGTTTCAGGGAAAACAAAATGCAACTATTGATCAGACAGTGTATGACAAGTTGATGGAACAGTTTGAGTTGCATGGTTTACTACATACGGGTAAAGATATGCATCAAAGATGTGCTGATATAACAAGAGAGCATATTTATTTATTTTTAAAGGACACGGGCTTTTCAAAACATTATGAAGATCTCGTTCTGATTCATTATATAATGACAGGTAAAAGACCTGATGACATATCGGCGTTTGAGGCAGATCTACAATAGATAGGAAAAATTTTATAAATACTCAATACGTGTTGTTTCAATTATTGCGAAGGCATAAATATCCGTGCAAGAGACAAGATTTTAATATATTAAAAACGATTGATAGAAAGTCGTTCCATGACGATGTGTGTAAATGTTTATTTGAACAACTTGGATGGAATTTTACTGCATTATTTTGAAATTTGATATTTTCTTTTTAAAAAAAATATCATTAATAATAAATGAAATCTGGAATTATATTCTTAATACATTGGGCAATTGTATTTGTCGTTCTGGTGATTTACGGATTTTTAGCTAAAAATGTTCAAAATAAAGCAAACTCGATGTTTGGAGCATTATTAACATCCGCCATAATTGCTGCCATAATTTTACTATTTAGCTCCAAGTTGAATGTAAATGAAAATTTCACGTTTCGAGTTTCCGACGCAAAACAAAAATGCATGGATGAACAAGTAACCGGCGGCCCTATCCGCAGTCCTGGATGTTGCTCCAAAGATACTACCGGTGTCGGCTCAAGTAAGCCATTTCCAATGACGAGGGCAAATTTCCCATACAGGGCTGACGAATTTTCGCCAAATCAGAAAGCAGCCGTCCCACCCATCGAATCGTGTGATTGTGATAACAAAGCATATGCGGCGGCGGTGGCGGCCGGGGTGGTGGGTGCGAAGGGTGATGAGGATCAGTCTGTACAATATCCATCAAAATATCAAACATTACAGGATAGACCGGATGTCGATTCCAAAGACCCAGCTGTAGAAAATTTCTCATGCTCGTCCATAACCGCCAAAGCCATTAAAAACGCCAAGATAGAAATGTATGTCGCGGAAAATTGCACCCATTGTAATAAAACGAAAGAGTCTTTCAAAGATGCAGGCATTGACGAATATATTACATTCAAAAATGCAAGCGACAATATGGAGTTTTTGAAAGCCGAAGGTGTGAAAGCTATCCCATTTCTAAAATGCTCAAGCGGCTCTCATGAAGGCTATTGTAATGGTCCTGATGATTTAATCAAAAAATTACAAATTATTGTTGAGAAACAGGTTGAGCAACCAGTTGAGCAACCAGTTGACACGTCAGAGACGTTCAAGCAACAAGCAGATCAGGCTCGCGATGGCAACACACTACAAGGTATCGAGCCAGTTAAAAAGGAAAAATACGAGTCGTTTATAGGAGCAGCCACGCCAAAACAAATCGTAAATCCGAACGGAATAATAAACGAGGATGCTGTTGAATATTTTATAGAAAATTTTGCACCAAACTACAAGTCAGAAAATTATCATTCAAAGCCTGAATTTTATTCCGGATATTATAGTTATGAAAATTATCTCCCCGATTCTGTTAAATACGGAAGTATGGCTGGACAAATAACCCCACCGGGGCCATGCGGAAGATCGCAAGAGGGCACCAGATAATTTATTTTTATTTTATTTTGTATATATAAATAAAATGAAATCAGATATTCGATTGATCCGGGAATTTTTCAAAACTCCTGAAAAATCCATTGCTATGTTCAAAGAGAGATTTAATCGAAATGAAAAGGATACCCGCGAAAATTTGAAAGATGATGAGGATGACGAGAAGATGGCGGTGGGAGTGCTTATTATAGTTATTATTGTTATTTTGATATTGGTGACTGCACTCATCATGGTGATTTTTAGATTATGTAAAAATCAATATAGGGATGCGATGTTGTGTTGGGCTGTGTTATTTATATCACCGTTACCGTTTATTGGTTCCAATGGAATTGGTATTCTTGGTTGTTTGTTTTTGATGTTTATGAAACCAAATAATATCAAGATATCACAATAAAAATGATAAATACATTAATAATTATAGTAAAAAAGATAGATATCAATGACATCAACCACCGCCGCAACCGTTACAATTATTTCATGGAATGTTAATGGAATTCGATCGAATATTTTGACAGCGCCTGATGAAAAGTATATCACCCGTAAAACAAAAGGACCCCTCCCTCCATTTGTTATGAGCCCCTCTAGTAATTTTGCAAAGATGGTGACTGCATATCAACCAGATATTGTTTGCTTACAGGAAACAAGATGTGACCAAAAGGTATTTGATTCCATTGATATGACAGGCGCCTCCGACGGACCCGCTGGTGCGGCTGGTGCGGCTGGTGCGGCTGGTGCGGCTGGTGCGGCTGGTGCTGACAAGGGCTCTGCATACTTTGGATATCGATATCTGAATCCAAGCACTAGTCTTGATAGGGGTAGAGGGTCAGGATATTCGGGCACAGCGATTTTTACACGTACAAAACCGATACGACTGGTGAATGGGTTACCAACTCTGAAAGAGGCAAACATAGAGGGTCGATGTGTGACTGCAGAATTTGATAAATTTTTTCTGATTAATGCGTATACGCCAAATAGTGGATCAAACGAAACATTTAGACTTGACGAATGGGATGTACGGATGTTAGAGTGGTTGAAAAGTCTAAAGGAGACTGGAAAGGAAATCGTGTTTGTGGGAGATATGAATGTCTGTCACAAGGAGATTGACGTGTTTTCTGGATTCCCACGAAAATCTCAACGGATTGCCGGGTTATTGCCTGAAGAGCAAGAAAATATGAGTCAATATATTGGGGAGGGCTTTGTAGATTCGTATAGATATTATCATGAAGATGAAGATGAAGGATTTACGTGGTGGAATCCTCGAATCAAGCAATTTAGGAAACTAAATAAAGGGTGGAGATTGGATTATGGACTTGTTTCAAATATTGAATTTTGTGTTTCATCAGAAATTGCCGCAGAAGTAGAGGGATCGGATCATTGTCCGATAATTATTAAAATTAAATTGTAGATACAATTTTAAATGTTTATATTGCTAAAGATAAAAGCAATCTAAACATGTTGAACCAACGTTTAGACAAACTTGATTTATCTAAATTGCAAGGCGTCACGGGCTGTGGTGGCGGTGGAGGCGGTGGCGCACAAAGTGTCACCTCTGGTGTCTCACAAAGTGTCACCTCTGGTGTCTCAATCGAACAATTTGACGGGGATATAGAAATAACAACTCACGAATGGAATGCAAAATTGGAGCGCTCTATACAATCTCTTGGTGAATTATCATTGGGGTATAAATGGATGCATTGTGAAATGGCAAAAGATTATTCAACAGTGTATAATAGATTAATGTATGGGAGTATTGCTTTAGGACCATTCGTAGGAGTTGTCAATACAATAAACCAGACATTTGCTGACACAACAATTATTCCACTATTAATTACAATATTTTCTTTTTTAACAGGTGTTTTAGCAGGTATAATTAAATTTTGTGATTATGAAGAAAAAGTTACGAATCATATGGCAGCAGCGGCGCGGTATACGTCGCTGGCGAATAATGCTCGAATACAATTAAATTTGGAAAAATGTGATAGAGAGGATTCTAAACAGTATATGGTGTGGTATACTACATCATATGGTAATTTATTCGAGTCGTCTCCAATTTTACCAGATTATGTTATGGTCAAATGGAGAGCGAACGCCATTCGCCATGGTTTTAAAATTCCAGGAGAAGTCGGCATTTTAATGGATGTTGATGATTCTGAAAATATGAAGGACGAGGTTTCAGAATTAAAAAGAGAATTATCAAGAAAGACAAGTCAAATCGAATCTATGGAAACTATTGCAAAGAATGTTAACACAAAAAAAAACAAACGTGTTAGATTATCTATGTATAATTTAGGAGATCAACATCATACAGATTTTAATACAAATGATTTGGCCCGGTTTAATAATATTTTGATGAAACGAGAATTAAAAGGTAATCAAGATGCCGACGACCATATGCGTTCACAACGCTCTGGTTCACAACGCTCGAGTTCACAACAATCATCTCGCCAATCAACCGGCAGGACCGAAGGCGACTTGGACGAGAACGAAGGCTTTGACGGTGGATTGGACGAGAACGAAGGCTTTGATCAAGTTTGATGAAATACTTATTTTTAAATTAATCAGATCGTGTGATCTATGATCAATTTAAAAATATTAGTTTGTCCCAGCATTATTCTGGCTTTAGGGCGATTTTAATTCCCATCGCTATAAGTTCTTGGAAGAGTAGTTTACATGCATATGGAATGGATGTCGGCTTTATGACGTCGTGCTGACAAACATGACATTCTGCACTCGTTGTTGTAATATGACCACAGTTGTCACAAAGATTGACTGCGAATGCATCCGACATGTCAAACAGTCTTTCTTTCAAAAATCCAGAAACACCATGACTAATCATACAATCTCGTTCCATTTCTCCAAAACGTAGCCCGCCATCTCTCGATCGACCTTCTAAAGGTTGTCTGGTTAGAGATTGTACATTGCCATAATCACGCGCGTGGATTTTGTCACCTACCACATGCTTAAGGCGTTGATAATACACAGGCCCTATAAATATTTTGGCGTCAAGTTGCTCACCTGTGTAGCCAGAAGACATTGTTTCGTAACCATTCGATGTATAGCCGAGGTCGCCAAGTTCTTTATAAAGATTCTTGATAACATTCGTTGATGATTTTGAAAATGCTGTACAGTCGCGTTCGATTCCTTTGTGAATCGCTGACTTTGATCCAAGAGCTTCAAGAAAAAAATTAATGGTCATGCGAGATGGAAATGCGTGAGGATTGATAATGATATCTGGGGCTGTCCCATCTTGAGTGAATGGCATGTCTTCTGTTTTAAGAATCATCCCACATGTTCCTTTTTGCGCGTGTCGAGATGCAAATTTGTCACCAATTTCTGGAATACGGAGATTCCTAATTTTAATTTTGACAAGACGGTAACCATTTGGAGTATATGTAATAAATACCTTATCAATAACACCTTCCTCTCCATTTTTGATCACAATGGAATTATCTGTATGTTGTTCTCCAGAAGTTTTTGTTTGTTTTGTGATAATTTTTCCAATCACAACATCACCTGCAGAAACTTTTTTGCCTTCGTAAATAATACCAGAGGAATCAAGTTTTTGATAATTGTATGATTTGCATCGAATCTCCGTTGACGGAATCCCAATGTTTTCATACGAATTTGCCGATCTCTTCTTTTCTTCTGCTACAATTGTTTTATACGCAAATGACCTAAATAAACCTCTATCGATCGCCGCCTGATTGATTAGAATAGAATCCTCCTGATTAAATCCCGTATAGCATGCGATTGCCACGATAGCGGTGATACCAGAAACCATTTCACTGAATCCGAGGCATTCTGATGCGTGAGTGCGAGTTGTGGGTTTTTGCGGGTAGACCAATTGGTGTACGACAGTATCTGCACGCAATTCATTCGAATACGCATAAATCCCCATTGCTTGTTTTCCCATAGCAGATTGGTAACAATTACGGGGAGATTGTGTGTGATCGGGAAAAGGAATCATGCCAGCCATGGTTCCCAAAATGCAAGATGGGTGAATTTCGCAATAATCAAATCGATAGGAATATTTGGGATTTGTCAGGTCAGCGGGAAATGTTGCAATTGTTTTATTATCAGCTTCGTATGTATCAATATAACGAATATGCTGACGCCTTATCAATTCAAACCATCCAAGACCATCCGCCTCATTTGCAAGAAGCTTTCCCGCCTTGTTTAATTTGAACACAGGACGAAGCATTCTCCCTTCATCGCCATAAATACTAATTTCTCGATCAAATGTGTTCATACTTATCGAAACGCTCGCGGGAATGCGTCCCGACACTCGCTTGCTCAATAGTGATGATTGGACTTGGTCAGCTTTGGTCGTAATACCGAACCAGATACCGTTTAGCATGATTTTATATGTGTTGATTGATCCCAATTTGATATCGGCGATATCGCCAATCGTCAGGGAGCTGATCTGTGTGATTTCTGCGGCATTTTCGAGAACTGTTCGCAGCAAAAGGGTTGGTGTGCGAATTGAAATATTTGTGAAATTTGCAAAGTTCTTTACAATGCCTGAAGATTGTCCTTCTGGAGTCTCTGATGGACAGATATATCCCCATTGACTTGAATGCAATTGTCTGATTTTTGTGTTCTTGCCTTCTTTGCCGATTGGGATAACCAATCTCCTCAAGTGGGAAATCGTTGCGCCGAATGTCAAGCGGGCTAATACTTGTGATACGCCAGTGCGTACATATGTTTGTTTTGAGATTCCCCAATTGCCTGTAGCAAAACAATGACGGAGGCCATTTGTTATTTGGTTCGATCTGCTAATTGCAGATAAAATATCCTGGCGCTTTTGCAAATATTGTCGAATTACTGCATTGTTGCGTTTGTAAAGTGATCGAAAAATATCACCAACCAACGTTCCTGATGTTTCGACGCGCTTTGTTGAGACGTGATCGCGATCGTCTTCGGGTCGTGCTCCCAAATGAGTGGCAACTAACTTGTTTACCATATAGCCTAAAAACAATGCTTTGGTCAAGATGGAAGTTGTTGTTCCAAGGTGAGGGAACAATTCATTTTCTAGCATCTGCTTTGCATATGTTTGGCGTTTGTCTTTTGAGATAACATGCATAGCATGTTTGCCAATATATTCGAGTGCGTTATCTTCTGAATCGACACCATAGCCCTCTTGTATAATATCATTTATCATTTGTTCGGGTACACAGCCTTGTGAAAATATTTGGCGAATATGTTGTTCGTCAAGAATGCCCAAAGCTTTAATGACAATGCTTGCGGGGATTTCTTGAGTGATATAGGGTAGTGAAAAAGATATAGATCGACCAGTTGGGAGCATTTTTGCTTGAATCATGATCGAGTGGCCAGTTTCTTCGGACATTGATCTAATTTCTGCGATATGTTTATATTTTGATTGGGGTTTTTGTTTGAATATAAAAACAGTATTATAATTGACGCGTTCTTGCGTGATGAGGGCTCGCTCTTTTCCCTTGATAATAAAATACCCGCCTGGGTCTCTGATGCATTCTCCAGCTTTTATGATCGATTGTTCAGATTTTCCATAAAGCACGCATTTCACGGAATGGAGCATAATGGGGATGCGGGCGATGGGGATTTTAATATGTTGTTTTGTTTCGACGACGAGGCCGTTCTCGATGGTTTCTTCTGTAATATTCACACATACAGGAGCATCATATGACAGATCACGCAAGCGAGCCCCTGCGGGGGTGATAGGCTTGGTAGAACGATCGGATTCGATTAAATATGGTTTGTCGATGGTGACATCACCAAATCGAACTTTATATTGAATAGTGCGAGAGACATCAATAACTATTTCAGGTTCTTCCGAGATAATATTCTGTAAACCATATGACAAAAATTGATTATACGAGTCCAATTGAAGTTTGGAGACTCCGTCTTCTTTGTAAAATTCTTTCATAATGCGAAAAACAAACGCTTCGGAAATCATTTCTCTTGGTAAAAATACAGAATAATAAATATATATATCATTTTTAATAAGACAACATTATGATAAGGAAGATTACAGATAGGAATGTAGGTGCGTTACCTGCTGGCAAGGTGGGGAGGTCTGGTGGCGGCAAGGTAACGCACCCAAAAAATAGTGCAAAAACCAGTTAAAACTCGTAAAAAACACTCTATCGAAAATACTAAAAAGCCCGATACAATAAACAAGATGGGGGTAGTTGGTCAAATGCCTGTGAGTCGGGATTCAATATTCGTGAAAATAAATAACTGGAAAGGTCTATTTCCGTCATTTAAATCGACGAATAAGGTTTTTGCATTTATATTAAATGCGTTGGCGATAGGGATATCGGCGACAATTGGGCTAGTCATTCATGATAAATTAACAGATTCGTCTATTCCATTTTTTAAAAAACATGAATGGATTAAATATATTGTTGTTGGTTTTGGTTCTCTCCTGGCAGCATTTATAACCTATATGATATTACTCATTTTATTCGGTTTCGGGGGTGGAATGTTAGTAAATAGCGGATGCTGATATTTTCGGAAGAAAATAAGCAATTTAAATCATCTCCCGATGATTTAAAAAAAAACTTTATTTTTATATTTTTTTTTCGCAGATAATATAAAAATGTCACCTCTTAGTCTTGAAAAAAATATTCGCACTTGCAAAGTTAACACTGGCTGGGCTTCCCGTAACCAATCTGATCGATTCCAGGATCCAAACCTCATGGTCTGCCCAACATGGAATCATATGGATAATGCTGGTAGATTAGTTTGTGCCAACTCTTTCTATACCAAAAGAGCCGGATGTAACAGCGCCCTCGATCGCGTCGCTGTTGAAAACTCCGTGTCTCGCCCTCAATATATGGAATACATTCAGCTTAACGCGGCTGGTATTAAGGGTCCCCTTATGGCCAACCCTGTTGGTGTTCCAAACGGTGTTGACCATAATGGTCAACCAATTGAAAATTACAACTCTGCCGCGGTAAACGCGCAAGTTGGTACCGACGCCCAGTATGAAAACTACCAGCAGACCGGTAGCTGGAGTGGTAATACACAGGCCACTACTATTGGCAGCTGCCCCCAGAGAGCCTACGCACAAGGAATGGCCCAGATTGCGTCTGAAGCCAGGCAAAATGCTATGATGCAGCATGAAGTAAACCAGGCTGGACAGCTAGCGAACGCTGGTATGATGTAAAGCGTTCTTGGTCCAGAACTATCTAAATATCATAACTATCATAACTATCATAACTATCATAACTATCATAACTATCATAACTATCATAACTATCTAAATATTTATTCTTTGTTCATAACAAAAAATAAATGATGCGACGCGGGACAATATTGCCCAGATAGATCTAAAAATGATTTAATATTTTTAGATATTAACTCTACAAACAAAGATGCCTAACTTTCCACTCTATGATAACATTGTTCAAAAACTCGCCGAACAAAACATCAATATTACAGTCCCTGTTTCAACCGAAAATAAAATATCTTTTGTCGATTTTATTAAAATATCAGATCAAAATGTTCACGAATTTATCTATATGCTCATCAAAGTTTATCAACTACAATATGATAACACATCCGCTACAAATCTTCCGTTTAACGGAAAAGAACAGAAATGTGGACTCAAATTTGATATCGATAATCTACCATTCCATCTACAACATATTCTTATCGAATTTTATGGCATGCAAGATTAATCACAACCACTCCCATCTGACTCTGAATAATCACTATCAGCGCTTTGATATGCCGTCTCCTCTATTGGATCTTTGGTAGATGATTCATCTTCTCTTCTATTTAACATTCTAGATCGTTTGTGTACGGATCTAGGGGATTTATTATCAGTTGCATATAATGCAACTGACAATTTCTCATCAGCCCCAACACCACCACCACCACCACCAACGGCATCAACGGCGTCAACAGCATCAACAGC